ATAATTATCCGAGAAGATTATTGCCAAATATTCGATTTTACAATAACTCACGAGAGAAAGGAGGATAACTACACATATGGGATATGATAACTTTGGACTGAAGATTGGCGTTGAAGGTGAAAAGGAATTTAAGAACGCTCTCCGGGAAATAAACAGTGATTTTAAAGTTTTAGGATCGGAAATGAAGCTGGTGACTTCCCAGTTTGATAAGCAGGATAAATCCATACAGGCAGTCACTGCAAGAAATGAAGTCCTGAATAAAGAAATTGAAGCCCAAAAGAATAAGGTGTCCACCTTAGAGTCTGCTTTGAAAAATGCCGCTGAATCCTTTGGGGAGAACGATAAAAGAACCAAAGCTTGGCAGATCCAATTAAACAATGCCAACGCTGATCTTAACAAGATGGAAAGGGAGCTTGATGAGAACAACAAAGCCCTTGATGAAGCCAGTGACGGCTTTGATGATGCTGGCAAAGAAGCTGACAAATTTGGAGACGAGATAAAAGACTCTGCAAAGGTCACCGATGACGCAGGTGGCAAGTTTGAAAAGCTAGGCTCTGTTCTTAAAGGCGTGGCTGCTGGAATTGGCGTGGCCATGGCCGCCATTGGAACCGCTGCTGTCACTGCGGGTAAAAAGCTCTTTGATATGGCTAATGACGCAGCTGCAGCAGGAGATGAAATTGACAAGGCCAGCCAAAGGATAGGTCTATCAAGGCAGGGCTACCAGGAATGGGATTATGTGCTATCCCAAAACGGTGCCAGTATCTCTTCTCTGGAAAACGGTATGAAGAAGCTAAACAATACAGTGGATGATGCCATCAATGGAAGCACCTCAGCTACAGATAAGTTTCAGCGTCTTGGCATCTCCATGGAAGATCTGCAGGGGAAGTCCCGTGAAGAGATTTTTGAAATGACCGTCAAAGGGCTTCAGGGCATATCCGATGAAGGTGAAAAAGCCGCCATCGCCAATGACCTACTTGGAAACTCTTCTGTTGAACTGGCAGCACTACTAAATCAAACTGCAGAGAGCACAGAGGACCTAAAAAATAAGGCCAGTGAATTAGGCCTTGTCATGAGCGATGAATCTGTGGATGCAGCGGTGAATTATACAGATGCCATGGATAACTTGACCAGATCGTTTGCCGGGGTGAAGAACAATATTACATCCCAGCTCCTCCCAGGCTTTACCATGGTCCTTGACGGACTAACCGGTCTTATAACTGGCCAAGAAGGTGCAGCAGAACAGCTAAAAGAAGGGGCAAGAGAAACGGTTGAGCAGATTGCCATTATCCTTCCGCAAATTCTCGAAGTGGTAACAGGACTTATTTCAGCCATTGCAGAAGTTGCGCCGGACTTAATCATTGCTCTAGTAAATGGTATTTTAGATAATCTTCCAACACTCATTGAGGCGGCAACAAACATCATTATGACCATTGTGGGTGGTCTAATTGAAGCTTTACCACAAATCACAGAAGGAGCACTTCAGCTGATCTTAACCTTAGTGGATGGTATTATCACCAATCTGCCAGCTCTAGTGGAAGCTGCTCTGGTAATGATTGTAACCTTGGCTACTGGACTTGGAGATGCGCTTCCAGAGCTTATTCCATCCATTGTTGAAGCAGTGATTTTAATTGCCACCACCTTAATCAATAATCTGGATCTGGTACTGGATGCAGCCTTCCAGATCATCAGTGGACTGGCTCAAGGACTGCTTAATTCTCTACCGACATTGATACAGTCATTGCCGCAAATTATCAATAGCATCATTACCTTCATCACCAGCAATCTACCAAGGCTTATTGAGATGGGCGTTCAGCTAACGATCCAATTGGGTATGGGACTTATTCGCGCTATCCCTCAGATTGTGGCTCAACTGCCGCAGATTATCATGTCTATCGTGACAGGGATTGCTCGTGGTATTCCATCAATACTAGAAGTGGGGAGAAATATCGCGAGGGGCTTATGGGACGGTATTGCATCAATGATTGGTTGGCTTGGCGAGAAAGTGAAAAACATGGTAAACGGTATTGTTGGTGGTGTTAAAAAAGTCCTTGGTATTCGTTCACCTTCTAGAGTCTTTGCTGGTATTGGTTCCAATATGGGTGAAGGTATTGGTGAAGGTTTCACAGACGCCATGAGTGGCGTGGAAAAAGATATGCAGGGAGCCATTCCTACAGACTTTGACCTGGATCTTAATTCTCAAGTTACAGGTAGTTTAAGTGGGCCGGAAGGCGCTGTCTTTGATGTGACTATCCCGCTAACCATTGACGGAAATATCCTAACCAGAGTTATAGCACAGCTTCAGTGGAATCAAAATACCGTAACGGTGAGAAACCTTGGCGTTGTTGGATCATAAAAAAGGAAAGGAGGAGCTGCCTTGATTGAAGTCTATGCAGGAAGTACACTCATTCAAACCATAAAGAAAGTGATTAGTGCCAATATAAGAGAAACCCTGGAAGGTGAATACACCCTTACTTGTTCAGTCCTTGCAAAATCAGCTCTGGCACTAAAGGTGAAACAGATTGCGAAAATTGATGGCCAGTACTTTGAAATTGTTCAAGTCTCAAAGAACCTTCAGGGCAGCCTTCCTATTTGCTCTGTGCTTTGCGAGCATGTGTCTTATCTCTTAAACCATGAGATGTATAACATCACAGAGTTTGATTTCACAGGAGACCCAGCTGCAGGGCTTGCCCAGGTTCTTTCTGGCACACCGTTTGTAGCAGGAGTTGTTGATTTTACTGAAAATGTCACCATGAAAATCAATCAGAAGGTTTCAAGAAGGGCAGCTCTCATGCAGTACATCGCCATCCTGGGAGGTGAGATTCAGTACGATGGTTATAACATCAACATCAGAAGTCATAGAGGTTCAACAGATTACATTCAGGTCATGGGATCAAAGAATGTCACCAATGTGGCGGTATCCCATGATTCTAGAGAAAATGCATCTTCCTATGATATTTCCTTTTTCAAGCTGATGAACCTGGCGGTGGGAGATAATGTACACATCATTTTCAATCCACTAGGAATCAATGTGAAAACCAGGATCATCTCCTTGGAATACAATCCCTTTTATCGGTACAACATCCGGGTTGAAGTTGGAAGGTATCGGCCTAGTATTTCTGATACTTTCTATCGAATCGAAAACTCCATTTCCAATGTTGGAAGCTCCGTGGATGACCTTCAAAATCAGGTGTATGACTTAGGGGTATCCTATACCATCGTCAAGACTTTATCGGTGGTGGATAATACCATCAATGTAACCTATGAAGTGGAAAAAGGAGATACCCATCAATACCATGCAGAATATAGTTTCACCACAGATTCCAGTGGAAGGATCACCAGTATTTCCTTGGAGGATATTTTCTCTGAGCTTCTTCTAAAGGAAGTATCTTCACTTATGATTGATGCCGCAGCCTTTGAAGTCACCTATGCTGATGGATCCACTGGGAACTACACCTATACAACAGACTCCAGTGGAAGAATCACAGCCATTGAGAAAGCTTAAGGAGGGGAGCCTATGAGTTATGATCGGAATTTTAACAACACCTTAGCCATCTGGACAGCTTTTGGCGGCAGAGGAAGTATTGTGCTTCCGATTCCTACCTTAAGCTGGAGTAAGAAATACTATAACAATTTTGGCTATACTGCTAATGGAAGCGATAGGCAAATCAACGTGTACGACAATGGAATCGCGAAAATCGCAGTTTACTATTCAAAAACACCATACATGTCTTACTGGAATAAGACTACGAAGCAGTGGACTGTGGTCAGTGTCCCTTGGTGGAGTCACGGTCAGCCTGAAATTCTTTATGCTGCAGATGGTGTATTTATCGCAAAGATTGTAGGGCTTGCCAATATCATTGCCTCCTTTGATGGCATCACTTGGCATAATGCCGGGTACTGCGCCGGAGCGCAAAACGCTATGACGTGTGGGGCTTATGATATGGACAGAGGCTCTGGAGTGGTCAGCTGGTGGTATTATAAGTCACCTGTATATTACAGTTTTGACTCTCTGGAAGAAAGAACTGCCT